GTATTTCCAACTGGCGAAGGTTGCCTTGTCTAAATGGTAATAATCTCGATAACTTTGTATCGGATTATCGTAATCTCTAAGATCTTCTGGCATAGCCAAACAGAACTTAGTAAAACCTACTCTCTCTAAATGTATTGGGTCCGGTAGTTTGTTTACTACTTGTTCTATAGATTTATGGAACTTGCCATAACGATAGTGGTACTCATCATTTAATGCGTTAGCATAACAATGAACCCACTCATGGTTGTCCAATGACTCTCTTGCCCAGATAGTGCAAGGATGATTATACATCATTGGGAGGTAGGGGTAGGGACGTTCCTCAAGTGGTAAATGCTTAATTTCGGCTTTAACCTTGTTGAGAACTTCACGCTCGTCTGCATCCAATGCACGAGGAACATACCCTAGATATTCGTCTATCCAAATTGTTGTGCAAAGAATCTGGGCAGCTTCGAGTGGCATCTTAACAATATGCTTGTCAACATGATACTCTGCTGCCTTATCGAGATCCTCGTCTAAGTAAAATAGATTCATCTACTTACTTCCAGCACTTATATACGCCACAAAGATTATCTGCATTGTCTGTGTTTCCACACATTTTACAGGGTTTCTTGATTGGCTTGATTTTTTTAATGTCTTTAAACTTTTTCATAACTTATATTATACTAAAGTTAGAGGAATAAGTCAAGAACTATTTTCCGTTTCCATTAATCTTATCTTTAGCTGTACCTGCGTATAGTCCGAACCATGCCGCACCTGCTCCTACAACTATCGAAATAAGACCTGACTGCTCTAATGTCGGTACTTCTAAGTCCATAAACCAGAAAGTACAATAGTATAATAAATACATATACACTGACAAGAACATTCTAGGGAAAATACGCCACGAGTCTACCATACTTGATAGCCATATCCATCTTTGCCATGGATTATCTGGCTCTTTGTCATTCTCTAGTTCCATAATCTTAGCTTTTAATTCACCGATTTCTGATACCATTGACATAAACTTATTAAGGTCTATCTCAACTTCATTTCGGCTCATATCACCTTGGAATTGGTCTTGATTTGCCATTTAGCTCTCCTTCGCGTCCTGCTTGGCTTTACCTACATTGATTGCAAACCAATCAAGAACTTTATATAGTTTCCCGACTAACTTGTCATCTTTAGGTGTATCCGTACACGCTGCTATGATTGAAGCAAACATGACTAACCATGGTATAACTTGAATCCATCCTATAATCCACTGTAAGAATTCTAACATTCTTATCTCCTAACCCTCTTACGAGGCTACCCCTATTTATTAGAGATTTTCTTTTTTAACTCTCGAATTTCTTCTTCGAGTTCAATACACCATTCTTCAAGGTCTTCGAATCTGCCTTGAACAACAGGGTTCTTATCAAAGAATTTAGAAGCTTTCATCATTATCCTATATTCTTTGACAAGAGTTAACCAGTTGCGAAACTTATCTAACATTACTTATCGGTGTTTAACGGCTCAGTTGTTACTTTTCTGTAGTATACTACTACATCTTTTAATTCAGTGATATATCTTTGTAACTCTTTCATGTTCAATGACATTACTTCATAGTCTGGTACTGTCATTGCTAAAAATACTAACTCTCCTTCTTGTACTCTAATCTTTTCGAGTTGATCTTCCCAGTTGTCTGGGTTTACAACTATCCATTGAGGAGCTGAAAGGTCTATTTCTCTAGGCATGACTGGTTGAACAATCTTCCTCTCCATAGGCTTAGCTGTTACTTCAATAGCTCTAGTTGATAGTAGGCTGCAACTGGAGACCATCATCAAGATCGTCAACGGTAGCACTAAGTTTCTCAATATTTTCAAATGCGTGTTTTGTTCCATTATTTATTTTCCTTTCCATTTCTACTGGGTCTTCCAGTATTTTTGCTGTTAATTTATAGTTCTTTATAAAATCACTATATCTATTTAATTCTCGTTGTATCTCTTGACTTCTTAAAGTCTGAGCCTGTAACATTTCTGTTTGCATACTAAAGTCAGCCTGCATTGTAGCAATAGCCTCCTCTTGAGTAGCTATTGCTCCCTCTAATTTTGCATTGTTTACTTTAAGTGTTTCATTTTCTGTGTAAAGCCAATAACTTGTACCACCTAAAACTAAACAAAAAGCTAATAACATCTGATTCATACTATGTGTTCCTCTCTTAATTTCTTGGCAGTTCTTTTTATACCTGCTTTACTTTCGTATTCGTTTGTAATTCCTTTTGTGCCTTCCGTAGTTGTAGTTATTAATACTAACAATGCGGCTACTAGGCATAATGCTATGAATATTTCCATTACATTTCTTCTATTTTGTAGTTGAGTCCGTCTGCGCCAGAGAATTGTATTACTTCTCCACTCTCAGTTCTGAACTTTAAAAATTTCTCTTTTTGTGTGATGATCTTCTTTGCTATAAACTCTTGATCATCTGAGTCTCCCCATACATTATTGAAACTGACACTAACTTTATATAGAGGTATGAATTTACTTTTAAGCCATATCCATGTCTCTTTTAGTTTTGCCAAGAATTTCTTCATGTTCCTGTTGATGTACTTGTTGTTGAAGCAGTACTTGTACTTGTTGAAGTAGCTGTAACTGTGGTTGTAGCTGTCATAGTATTTAGTTCATCTATAATCGCTTGTTCCGTAGTCGTAGTTCCTGAAGTTGTTCCTGTACTCGTCCCTGTACTCGTCCCTGTGCTAGTATTTGTACTTGTTACTAAAGGGGCTAACACTTCTGCTAACACTTCAGCTGTCGCTGTAACTGTTGTTATATCTACTGCTACATCTGGTACTTCTACTTCTTGTACTGGTACTATTACTGGTTGTTCTTCTTTTGCATCTTTGGGTTGTTCATTATATCCCCAAATTAATAGCATTAATAATAATATATCCATTATTTCTCCTGTATTTGTTCTTTTTTCATTTCTTCTTGGACTAATTGTACATATTCTTGTACATATTCCTCGAAAGTCATTCCTCTCTCATTTGCGTGAGCCATAGCCATTGCTAGTTTCTCTCCACTAAGTGTTATCTTAGGCATGAGACCAATCTTTAGCCTCAAATAGTAACGCTTCTGCTTCCCTTCTACGAATCAATCCATCTAGCACTTTGCCATTGGCTTTGTTCCAACGCTTAATCTGAGCAGGTACATCATCGTACGCGCCTGAGTTTAATACTTTTAATAAGGTTGAGCTTCGTAAATTGGTTGGACCGAGGTTGTAAGTCCATGATACTAGTGCATCAAACATGCACTGGTCTATTGATATAGTAACGGCGTCTAGTACTGCTTTTTCATACTCTACTAGCTCCTCTACTAACATTGATTCGGCTTCGCTTTGTGTAATTTTCATACTCTCTGTTACGCCTTTTGTGTGTCCATATCCGATTGTGAGAACTCCAGCAGCACATTTGTACGCTTCTAGTTCACAACCTTCAAACTTTTTGATTAAGGCTAAGCCTTCTTGTGATATCTTCATAATGTAAAACTTTCTCCACAGCCACATCTGGCTACTTCATTTGGACTTCGAATCTCAAACCATTGGCTCAAGCCTTCTTCTTTCCATTCTATTGTAAGTGAATCCACATAACTGAACGTCATGGGGTCTACCGCAACGATTTCATAAAAAACCGCATCACCTGAAACATTTGGTTCTTCCAAATAACTCAGGTCATACGAATATCCATTGCATCCGTTGGGTTTTAGGGATAATCTTATACCCCAGACTTGCTTTTCAGCAATTCTTTCTTTTAATTTAGCTAAAGCTTCGTCTGTAATCTCTATCATATTTGTACTCATTGCGGAGCGTACCGATTAAGGTACGCCACGACTTAGGTCTTTTGACAGTATGCTAAAACAATTGTCCAGTGCTAGCCACTACGGCTACCCCAAACAGCATTATCAAGGAAAACATTGTAAATGTTTCCTCGAAGTCGTCATACTTTAACATACTTTGTCTAACAAAATTAAGTGCTTTTCTCACTATTAATCTCCAATACTTTACGATTGGAATTTGGAGTCTTAGACAAAGCGATTGTCAATAGTCCGTCTGCTAACAGAACAGAGTCAACTTTCAAATCGGCGTTCAACCTGAACTTCCGTTCGAAAGATTTGAGACTTAGACCTTGGTGAGAGAATCTTTCATCCTCACCTAGTTTTCGTTCTTTTTTCCCCTTCAAGAGCAGTTCATTATCTTCATGAACCAACTCTATTTCGTTTTTCGACCAACCTGGCAATGCAACTTCCAAACGGAATGTTCCATGTACCACATTTTCGACTATATTATATCTTGGATAAGATGTCTCTGTGTTGTGTAACAACATATCATTATTCATACCTAACCAAAATTTCGATATATCAATCGTCATATTATTTCTCCTAATTTCCTTTACAGTAAAACTATGCCCACCCTTGCGGTGTGGACGCCAATGTGCAAGAAACCCTTCTTACACTTATGTATATTATACTAAAAAGTCAACCAAAAGTCAACAACTATTTTTTGGTTAGTC